CCACGATTTCAGCCGTTTAACCCCGCTGTTCTTTCGCCGAAGGCAGAAAGAATAGCCCTAAGACCGCATGGTCTTAGGTTTTGGCGCTCCTATGGGGCTAGGCACTAGGTCACGCCGCATCTGAATTACTCGGCCAAGCCGTCGATGGCGCGGTCCGTCAGGGCAAGCTTCGCAATGCTGTCCTCATGGTCCGCAAACATCGTCTTGCGCAGCTCGACCTTCTTGCGCCGCAGTTCGGCGGCCTGCACCGCAGCAACCGCCTCACCTTCACTGGCAAGGATATTTTCAAACGACGCTCTGTCGATGCGCTGGACAATCCACTTGATCGGCGCGGAGCTGTCGAAATTCACGTCAATGTCGGCGCGAGAAATCTTGGCGACAGTCATGCCGTGGCGAGTGCCAGACTGAACAACCACCAGATCATCATTTTTGATGGACTGATCCATCGTCTTGAACACTTCGGCGTTGCCAGTTTCTTCGTATTTGGCCTCCATACAACGCGCTTGGTCGTTGATAAGAAAAACGATTCTAGAGTTGTCCATGATGTATTTCCGTCCTTTCGTGAGGGTTGATATTTACGACACCACCCCTTTGCCGCAGCCCCACCCGTCCACAAACTCGCGGGCAATGGTGATCGCATTGGTCCGGGTGTCGGCGCAGGCGTAGCGGTAGATGCGCAGCGTCTTGGTGCCGATCTTCACAAGGATTGCATCCATGCTGTCGTCAACGACGCGCGGGAATGTCTCGGTGTCGCGGGGTAGGTGCTGGCCGAATTCGCCAAGCACTTCTGGGGTCAATGTCGGGTCTGTCATGTGTTTCTCCGAGAAAGCCCCCGGTGGCGAGAGGATGCACCACCGGGGTAGTTGCGCCGCGCAGGGAGCTTCGCGGCGGGGCGAAATCAGGCCAAAGCGAACGCAATGGCTACGGATACCGACACGGCCATCAGCGCCCACGGTCGCCAATCGCTGCTCAGGGCGGCGTCGATCACAGACAGATCGTGGCGATGCGCAGCTTCGGTCATAAGGCGGGCTTCAATCCCGTCGATCCAATCGCCGCGGCGCGAGAGCACGCCGGCAGCTTCGATGCGGTCAAGGTCCGTCGCCTTCGACCAGCGCATCACGGCGCGGGCGCGGATCACTTCGGGGTCGCGGTCAGGGTCAATCATCAGTGTCGTCCTCATGATTGCGGAGCAAACGAGTGGCGGCGTCACAAAGGCGCTCCGCAGCGCCGTGCGCTTCCTCGGGATTGGTTTCAGAGACCGTGTTGAACAACTCGACCAACACTTCCGCCTCGGGCGTGCATGACCTGATCCCGTTCGCCATTGTCGAAACCCCGTCGATCAGACCGTAGAGGCGCATCACCTGATCGCGCGTCAGAAGCGAGCCGAGGGTGTAGGGGGACCGCGCCGCCTCGCCTTCCCCGGATTTCGTATCGAGTGCCATGTTTTCCCCAGCCAACCAGTGCATCTGATGCCGGGATACTTCCTGATTCGAAGTATGAAGTCAACCACAAAACTTCGAAAATAGAAGTTGCCACGCTCTCGCACATCACTCACGTTGCGGGAAACATGCAGGGGCGTCATGGGTTACGCTGTTTTTGGAATGGCACTGAATCTTGGGTGGTGGCTATACGTCGCGATAGCTGCCGAGCGGCTGCGCACGATCCTTTTCTGGGTCATTGGCATCGCATTGGCGCGAACGGCGCTGCACTACCGCAGCGCCTTGGCCGTCGCCGCCGAATTGAACAATCCCGATCCAGACCTGCTGATGATCTTGCTTCTTGATCTATTTGCGACCGCTTTTTGGGCTGCGCTGGCTTTTGGCCTAAACCGAGGGTGGCGCCGCCTTACGGGTCAATGAAGCGGATCTGATCGCGCGGCAGTGGGGCAAGAACGCGCGCGGCCCAGACAAGGCGGACGCCAATGATGTTCGGGTGATTTGGGTTCAAAGAGTAGAGGGACCACAAGCCAGGTTCTTGCCCGACACCAAGACGCTTAAGCACCACGCGCCCGTCCTCAATCTCAGCAATGACTGGCCTTCCCAAGTCTTCTTCGAGGACGCCTACAACGTTGCGCCGCCAGAAGATTATGTCACCCTCAAGAGTCCAAGGCTCGGCGGAGCTACCTGATACCTCTGCTGCCGCGACGTTGTGGGCTGGCACCCAATCTGGACGACCGATGTTGTAAAGCCCAGCGCCCTTGGCGTGGTCGTCAAAAAGTTCGACGTGATCCCCGGCCCCGACGCGCCCCACAACTGCGATTGCGCTTGGTCGGTCCTCGGGCAGCTCATACCCAAAGTGTTTTCGGATACGGTCGGCCTCGGCAGCTTTCAGCGACCTGATGCCACACAGAATCTTGTTCACCTGAACAGACGTAAGTCCAATCGCATCGCCTAGATCGGCCTGCGTTTCTCCTGCAAGTGCAAGCTGTAGTCTGATCCATTCCACGTTCATGCTCCCTATATACTTCCACTTTGGAAATCCTTGTAGAGCGATATTGGAAGATTTCAGTTGACCTCAAGACTTCGAATATGGAAGTTATTGCGCCATGCAGAAACAAACCATTTCCCCCGTAGCGCAGCGAGTCATCGTCAAGTGTGGCGGCGTTGCCAAAACCGCCCAGTTTTGTGGTCGCACCAAAAGCTGGGTCTACAAGTGGACCTATCCTAAAGATCGGAACGGTCGCGGCGGCATTGTTCCGCACGAAGATGCGGAAAAACTGCTTGCGGCGGCGGCGCGCGGTGAAGTGAACCTCTCCCCGTCTGACTTCTTCTCCCCCACCCCGGAGGCTACTCCCAAAGCCGCTCGCTGAGGCTTCACGCTGGCGTGCCGTGTGCCTCACGGGGGCATTTAAAGCACCAACGCCAGCATCAGGCGCAAACCCCGCGCGAGAGCGGGGCAACACCACATGAAAGGCACCCACATGGATTTGCAAACCCACTTTGACAAGATCGTGTCCACAATGGCGCGGATCAAGTCGAACGAGGCCACGCGCGCATCCGACGCTGGCGAGGACCGCCAGGAAATCGGATCGCTGCTCGAACTGACGGGCGTTCACAAGAAGGCGTTCTCGTGGATCAGGTCGCTCGACAAGCTGGAAGCGGACAAGCGCGAGGACGTGCTGCGCAGCTTCGACGCGCTGCGTGACATGCTCGAACCCCACTGGCGGGGGCAGTCGTCAACGCCGGACATGTTTGACGATGATGCGGTCGAGCCGTCAAACGACGACGATTTTGAGCCGCAGCACGAACACTCTGACCCTGAGTTGGCCGAAGATGCCGACGAGTTTGACAAGGCCATGAAGGCGGCAGAGTGAAAATCCTCGCGCTCGACATTGCAACGAAATGCGGCCTTGCCTTCGGTGAGGCCGCTTCCAAGCCCCGCGCATGGTCGGTGGACCTTGGCAAAGGGGGTAGCGAGGATGCCCGTTTTGCCAAACTCCTTCGCATGGTGGCGCACTACATCAAGACGCTTGAGCCTGACGTGGTGGCAATCGAGCAGCCCGTAGGTGGCCGCGATGCCAACGCCTACCTGATCGGGCTTGTGGCCTGCGCCCGCGGCGAGGCTGCGCGGCACGGCAAGAAGGTGGTCTGCTACTTCCCGTCCACGGTCAGAAAACACTTTCTCGGGAAAGCCCTCACGTCGCGCGACTTCCCCGGCCTCAAGCAAGCCGCTGCAAAGCGCGCGATCAAGGGCGCTGTCATGGCGCGGTGTCACCTTCTTGGATGGAAGGTCGAGGGGCCTGACGAGGGCGATGCTGCGGCGCTGTGGGACTATGCTTGTGCAATCGAAAGCCGGGCGCACCAGATCACCAGCATAGGGGGGCTGTTCAAGCCATGAACCTGCTGGCGATGCGCCACGCCTATGGCTTCGATCTGATTATGGCTGATCCGCCGTGGCGGTTCTCGCATCGCTCGCCCAAGGGGGCAACAGCCAAGGCCGCAGGCGGGCAATACGAGACCATGACGCTGGCGCAGATCAAGGCCATGCCGGTGCCGCTGATCGCCGCAGAGGATTGCCTGCTGTGGCTGTGGGCGACAAACCCGATGCTGCCGCAGGCGTTCGACGTGATGAAGGCTTGGGGTTTCACTTTCAAGACCGCTGGGCACTGGTCGAAAAAGACCGTCACCGGAAAGCAAGCCTTTGGCACTGGCTACATTCTGCGCTGCGCCGGGGAACCCTTCCTGATCGGCACCAGAGGACGGGTGAAAACCTCGCGCTCTGTGCGCTCTCTGATCGAGGGAAAGGTCAGGGAACATTCACGAAAGCCGGATGAAGCATTTGCTGCGGCTGAAAAACTTGTGCCGAACGCACGGCGCATCGAGTTGTTCAGCCGCCAGGAACGAGAGGGATGGGACACATGGGGCCACGAGGTCGGGAAGTTCGAGACTCCGAGACCCTGACGCTGCTTCGTGAGGGGTTCGGCGTCGAGGACATAGCCCTAAAACTGGACTGTTCTGTTGGCCGGGTGCGGCGCGCGGTCGAGGCGCTGCGCAGGGCTGGTGCGTTTGAGAATTGGAAGGCATGGAAGTGAGCGACAGTTTCTATTTCAACTTTTACCCTTCGGACTGGCTCTCTGGCACACGCGGGCTGACTGCCGCCGAGACGGGGATATACATCACCCTGATCGCGATGATGTATGAGCGCGAAGCCCCGCTAGACTTCGACGCAAAACGGCTATCGCGCCTCTGTGGGGCGACGGTTGCCGCTTTTGAGAAGGCTCTTGATGGCTTGGTATCGGAGGGGAAAATTATCAATTCTGATGTCGGGCTTTGGAATACTCGCGTGCAAAAAGAAGTGGAAAAACGATCAGAAAAACGAAAGCAGGCTGCAAGAAATATTTCCGCGCGTTGGGAAAAATCCAAGCAAAAACAAGTCGAGGCAGATACGGGCGTTATACGGACGCCATACGGAAGCGATACTAGTCAGAGTCAGAGTCAGAGTCAGATAGAAGAAGAAGAAAGAAACGCGCCTGACGGCGCTCGTGTTGTGGGTCTTTTCACGGCAGACGAGACGCCAGCCAGAGACGAGCGGTCTGAGCAGTTCGAGCGGTTCTGGAAGGCTTACCCTGAGAAAAAAGCCAAGCCTGCTGCGCGCAAAGCCTTCGCCAAGCAGATCAAGGATGGCGCTAACCCCGAGGAAATCATCACCGGCGCGGAGCGATATGCGGCGCGGTTGCACAACGTCCAGCCGGGACAGTTTGTGCCGCATCCCAAATACCCTCAAGGCTGGCTGAACGAGCGGCGATGGGAGGATGAACCTGCACCAGAGGCGAAGGCGGCGCGGCGGTATTTCGGGGAGGTTGTTCGGTGAGTTTTCACAACGTCGAGGCAGAACAGGCGGTTCTTGGAATGGTGCTGGTCGCCAACGAGGCGTTCGACCTGGTGGGCGACGTTCTGCGGGCAGAGCACTTCTTTGAGCCGGTGCATCAGCGGATATTCGAGATTTGCCGGGCGCGGATCACCAAGGGGCATCTGGTTTCGCCTGTGGTTTTGAAAAGCCTGCTGGAAAGCGACGACGGGCTCAAGGCGCTGGGCGGCACGCGGTATCTGGCGCACATGGCTGGGGTCGCAATCTCGCCCTCGACGGCGCCGCATTACGCCAAGATCATCATTCAGGATGCGGCGCGGCGTGCGCTGCACGATGCCGCCAGCAAAGCGCAGGAATCCCTGTCGCTGGGGTCTGATGCCCTTGAAGTGGTTTCGGGGCTGCAAGCGGCCTTCCAGAGCCTGCCGGAAGCTGTTGGCGACGAAACGTCCTACACGCTTGGCCGGGCGGCGCGGGAAGCGGCCGATATGGCGATGGCGTCGTATCGCGGCGAGCAGGCCTTTCTGAAAACCGGGGTTCCGGCTTTGGATGGGATCATTCGCGGGTTGGCCCCAGGTGATTTGATGCTTCTCTGCGGGGCGACGAGCATGGGCAAGTCGGCGCTGGCGCTTGAGATAGCGAAGAACGTGGCTTTCTCGGCGCAGAACGGAACGGCCTTCGTTTCGCTCGAAATGTCGCGGCAGGAATTGGCAACGCGCATCGCCTCGTCCATGTCGAGGGTGCCTTACACCGATCTGCGGGATGCCGCGGCGATGGAGCAGGACACGTTCCGCAAGTGGATCGAGGCGGCGCGGGATTCCGCCTCCGGGAAAATGCGGATCATTCCGAACCACATTCGGGACGTGCCAGCGATTTTCTCCGCGTCTCGCCGGGTGGCGCACGACTTCGGCGGCAAACTCGATCTGGTGGTGATCGACTATGCGCAGTTGATCCGGGGATCTGGAAAATCTCGATATGAGCAGATGACCGAGGTTTCCATCGGCCTCAAGCAGCTTGGCGGGATGCTGGATTGCCCGGTGATCGCCCTGTGCCAACTTTCGCGCGAGATTGCGCACCGCGACGACAAGCGGCCGCAACTGTCTGACATCAAAGAAACCGGGCAGTTCGAGAATGACGCGGATCAGGTGGTGATGTGCCACCGCGAAGGCTATTGGCTGGAACGGGCCGGGCCAAAGCAGGGCAAGGATGGCACGATCAGCGACACGGCGGCGCTGGAATGGCAGGCCGATGTCGAAGCGCAACGGAATCTGATGCAGCTCTACGTCCAGAAAAACAGGCACGGCAGGCTGGCAATGGCCGAGGTCGGATTCCACGCGCCGACAAATCGGTTCTGGGACTTGAAGTCGCGGGAACAAGACCTTTGAAAGGCCCCGTCCGCTTCACAGGCTCGCCGCTGGCTGGCATAACGAGGTTGCGGGCTATACCTAGACCAAAAGACAGAGATGGGCACTCAGCGGCCCTCCTATTGAGCGAGGTGAGGCATGACGATTGATCCACCATTCATAAAGGCGGTCCAGAAAGCGGGCTGGCTCATAAAGGAAGTCGATGCTGACAGGGTTGTGGCGGCTTGCCCTCATGCCGGATGCAGTCTTTCGGTCGATCTAAAGCCTGGGCGAGCAATTCCCGCGACGTGCGGGCACAGGTCGGACGCTGGCGAGCGTGTGATCGGGTCATATACTGCGGCGCGCGATGCGCTGCGATGGCGGCGCGAGTCGCTGTGCCTGACGATCAAGGAAGTCGAGGAAGTGGCCGGGGTAACGGTCGATCATTTGGCGAAGGCCGAAAAGGATGATCCAGACCGGGTTATCTCGACGCAAATCTTTATCGAGTGGGCAACATCACTTGGGTATGACGTGGTGCTGCGGCCCTCGGAGTTGCCGCCCATGACGGCGCGATATATCGCGGACACAAGGAACAGGATGGAAGCGCGGCGCCGTATCTGGCAGCGCCAAGTCAAGCGCCGTGGTGGTGGCGGCTGACAGGCGAAGCGATCAGATTTCCGGCGCCGCTGCTAGTTTTGGTTTCCGACAATGCGCTGAAATGAGAGCAAAAGTTGTTTTATCTCGCGGGTTTCCAGCCATGCGGCCAGCGCCAGGATAACAGCGTGGGGGGTTGCGTTGTTGCGCTTCCAAGCGAATAGAGCGGAGCGCGATACCGCAAAATCAGCGGTGATTCTGGGGCCAAAGCGAGTCGTTCCATACCATAGCGCCGCGCAAGTTTCAAAGGCTTCGGTGCGTTCCTCTGGCGTGGCGGCGTTCAAGGTTTCCGGCGTGATGGTTTCTGGCGTCAACATGGTCTTGCCCCTCCTGCGGGCTGTGGTAAATGTGGCGGGCCGCAACCTCGCGGTGCCTTGCAAGGCGGGGCGGTCAGGGTGTGGTGCCCCGGCCGCCCCTTCTGCTTCATCCGAACAAATCAAGCTGGCCCGGCTTCGGGCTTAGGTTCTTCTCGCAACCGGGGATGATGTATTGCTCGCCTGCCGGGGTGAGTTCGGCGCGAAAGGTGGCGGGTTTTGGGTGCGGTTCGTAACTGTAAACCGCGGCCGCCACGGCGTCGGCCATTTCCTCGGGTCGGTTGAAATATTCGCGCTGGTCAATCTCAGCCAAGGTTTTCCATCCAAGTTCCACAATCAAATAGCGGAATCGGTCGCAGGGGCGGATGATAAAAACCCGCGTTCCGTCTGAAAGTTCGCCGCGGCCTTCCAGCTTGCGGCGCATTTCGACGGTGCCCGTTGCGCCGCGAAAGATCGAGTCGGGGCGCGCTGCGAGAATGTCAAAAGCCTTTTCGCAGTCGTTCTTGAACATGGCCTTGGCTTTCATTCTGTTGCCTCCGCCTTTGCCGCCATTTCGACAAGTGCCGCAGCTAGGTCGCGCGCTTCGTCGGGCGTCAGGTATTCGCGCCAGGTGTTGCAATCAAAGTGCAGCAAAACAGTTTTTGGCAAGTCCGGCGCTGTCGCAAGCGTGGCGGGATAGGCAATAACGCCAAGGCTGCCCCCATGGGTGAGCGAAGGAAAAAAGCCATTGCCGGAATTGCCGATTCTGGCGTGCATGGGATTGAGGTGAACGGTCATTCTGTGGCGCTCCTCTGGTGTCGTGCATGGCGCACGGGGAAGGCGCGACACGGGGCCGCGCCTCTGCCGGTGGGTCGTTGGGTTAGGCAAGCCATCCGGCGCGGTCCAGAAACCCGGCAATGTCGCGCAACGCCGCGCCGTTGCCGAAGACCAGCACTTTGCACCCGGTTCGGTCTCCGCCGTCTATCGGCGCGACAACGCGAAAAGCGTCTTTTGTAAAAATCGCGGCAAGCTCGGCGTTGACGCGCGGGCGGTCGCTTGAAAGGGCGGTTGTCTGGATGGTGTGCATGTGTTCCTCCTACGGTGTGAGGCCATAGGCCAGCGCAAGGCTGGCCCATAGCGTGACGATCAGGGCGCAAAGCCCGAGGGTGTCGCGGATCATCAGAAATAACCCCCATTGAGTGCGGCGGGGTTCATCAGGGAAGCAACCACGGCAAGGTGTTCGCGGTGGTCTTGCCCCCAAAACTCCGCGGCGTGGGTTGCCTTCGCATGAGAGCGCGCGGCGGCTTCGGTCATGGCAAAAGCCTCAAGGCGATACACGCGGCAGGGCAGATAGAAGTCAACTCCGCGCCCGGCGCCAGCCACGCCATGCGAGAAAAACCAGAACGTGCCGGGCTTCGTCTCGTCGGTGAGTTTGAAGTATTCCCAAAGCTGCGACGGGTAGAGGCTGCCCGACATACTCGCCCGGCCGCTTTTGCTGATCGAAAAAGACCCTCCGTCGCAGGTCTGCGCTCCGTCGCCGTCTGGCCAAGCATAGGCAACGCGCCGCATTGCGCCGTTGGGCATCTGCACAAAGTCACCGACGCGCGGTTTGTCGGTGTGGGTCTGCCAAGCTGCGAGAATATCGGCGGCGATTGCCTTGTTTTGGTCGTCAAGGTGCCCGTTGTCCTCTGCGGGGCGGAATATCCCGTTGTCGATCAGGTGCCGCAAAATCATGATCTGGCATCCCTGCTCGGTGACGTGCGAATAAGTGCCGCCCTTCCCATTGATCGGCGGCAGAGTGTAGCGCCAGCCATCCCACGACGCATTCGGCGGGAAGTCTGCGGGGCGCGGTTCCTGCCAATAAACGGCGCGCAGGTCAGAGCCCCAACCGTTCATTGCGTAGCGGATCACATAGCGGTCTCCGTCGCGCTCTTGGTGGATGCGGGGTGACTTCAGAAGGTCAAGCGTGGTGCTCATGGTGTGGTGCTCCTCGTTTGGTGCCGGTGGTGTCGGCGGTTGATCGTCCAGCACTGCGCCCCGCAAGGCGCAGGTCGAGGCGGTCAAGCGGCGTAACGCTGCCATGCGGCACGCTCAATGCGGGTGAACGGCGCAGGCGCGCCACCAATGGCGACGATAAGAACCCCGTCGCGGGTGTAGCGGCTGCGCGCCCAGTCCATGATGCGCGAGTAACGGGCCAGACGGGCCATCGCTAGTTTCGCGCGCTCGGTCACCGGCGCGTTCGGGTCGGCGGTGCTGAAGTCATCGCAGAATTGCAGGCGGGAAAAGTCGTCGCGGGTCATTGGGTTTCTCTCCTGTGGTGCGGGCTGTGGTGGCCCAAGTGGCGGGGTGGTTAGCCCCTCGAATCAGATATAGTGCGGAATGCGCACCATTGCAACAGAAAAAGCGCTGGAAGCGAACCTAAACGCAGGTTGCATCACGCCAGCCGCCAAGCCGTGCATATATACCGGACGCGCCGTCGGGCCATTATCCGGCCATGCAAACACCAAAACCGACCAAAGCAGCACCCAAGCCCCCCACACCAGGGGCGCAGCCCCCCCGCATGACACGCAAAGTCGCAGCAGCCGTGCACGAGCTGGTTACAAAGGGATGCGGGATAGGTGAAGCTGCAAGAGCAGCAGGGATGCACCATGTCTCTCTTTCGCGCGCTATCCATCGCCCAGACATCGCCGCATACCTGGAGCAACAGAAAGCCCTGCAAATACAAGGCATAGATCGACTAAGACAAAGCGCAAAAGCAGCAGCAATCAACCATGGCCTGTGGCTCATGCACAACGCACAGTCAGAGCAGATAAGGGCTAAGATGGTCGAGTTGTTCGCGGGCGAAGGCAAGCAAGCCCCTCAAATTGCTCTACAATTCAACGATAACAGGTCTGGTTACGAGTATGTTCGGCCAGGTCAAAAGCTGGTCGAGGTGCGCAATAAGCCTGCACAAGATGGCGCATCTGGTGGCGATGATGGCTAAGCGCATGAAAGCATTGGCAAATCGCAGAAGGTTGCAACATGCCAACTTGCAACTGTGCAATATCCGCACTGTCTGCCCGGCAGATCGAGGCACCCCCCCTGCGATCTGGCAGGCTCCGGATGGAGGGGGGTGGGGGGAAAATCGGGCGCGCGAATCTGGTAGTCCACCCTCTCTCTCGCGGGATTTGTATTTTTTTTGTATATACGAAGTGTCGCGTTTTACCGGGTTTATACCTTTGCCCCCCCCTATTTTGGGGTGTTTCTGATGTCTGACGCATTAATTCCGGTGTTAATGAAGTTTCCCGAGGGTCTTTTGGGTGAATTGGACGCTGTTGCGGGTCGGGGGTTCCGTAGTGAGTGGGTTCGCGAGGCGGTTCAGATGCGGCTGTCTGGGGCGGCTGTTGTTGTTGCTGAGGCTGTTGTTCCGGTTCCGGTGGTTCCTGCGCCTGCGCCGAAGGCTGAGCCTGTGGTTGAGGCTGTGGTTGAGCCTGCCGGGGNATTTGAGGTTGGTCCTGATGCTCGGTCTTTGGTTTTGCTTTCGCACTTGAGGAAGAAGCCGGGGACGGTTGGCGATGCGGCGCGGTCTTTGGGGTGGAGTGAGCTTTTGGTTTCGCGTCTGGCGCGTGACTTGGTTTCGTCTGGTCGTGTTCATTATCCTCGCGGCGGTGGCGTGATGGTCGCGTTCGATGATTGACGTGCATCAGCGGAACGTCTCTTGGGCCGGATTGTCCCTTTGTAAGCATCTGGGGGACTGATGGCGCTTCCTATCACCACTGACGGCAATCTGGTCTATGAGCCTGACGGCGAGGTTCTGACGGCGTATTTCTGGGACCGCGGCAAGCTGTCTATCATTCAGGGTCCGATCGGCTCTGGGACATCGACGTGCTCGTGCCACCGGATATGGGCATTGGCGTGCGAGCAAGAGGCTGACGTTGACGGTGTGCGGCGCACGCGGTGGATTGTGACGCGCGACACCTACAAGGAATTGCGCGAGACGACGATCAAGACGTGGCTTGAATGGTTCCCTGAGAACGAGTGGGGGCCGTTCATTCGCTCTGAGCCTGCGTTCCACCACCTCAAGCGCGAGCATCCGTCTGGTGACGGCACGAAGGTCGATTGCGAGGTGATCTTCCTTGCGCTTCCTGACCCCGATCAGGCTGAGGCGGTTCTGGCGTCCTACGAAATCACCGGGTTTTTCCGCAACGAGGGACAGTTCTGTGAAAAGGCAGTCATTGACGAGCTGCTGTCGCGGTGCTCGCGCTACCCATCCATGAAGAACGGGCCCGGCGCCACATGGTTCGGCGGCTTCATCGACATGAACGCGCCTGTCGAGGGGCATTGGGTGCCCTACATGCGCGGCGATATTCCCCTTCCACCCGATCTGACCGAAGAAGAAGCCACCGAGTTTGAGAAACCAAACGATTGGAAGTTCTTTGTCCAGCCGCCCGGCCTGATCGAAGTGAAGATCGACGGGAAGGTGGTCTATCAGGCAAATCCGAAAGCCGAAAACCAACGGAACCTGCGCGAGTCCTATCTCGAAAAGATCAAGGGCAAGGACAAGCGGTGGATCGACCGGCGCGTGATGAACAAAGTCGGCCTGTCGCTCGATGGAAAGGCCGTCTATCCAACGTTCTCTGAACAGGACCACATATCGCCGCGAGTTCTAACGCCCGTCTCTGGCTCCACAATCATCTGCGGGCTGGACTTTGGCCGCGAGCCAGCCGCCGCCTTCACGCAATGCGTGAACGGCCACTGGACGGTCCTGAGTGAGCTTGTCGGCACCGCTGAAAGCGCCCAACTCTTTGCGCCCCGCGTGCGCCGCCACATCGCAACCACCTATCCGGGCTTCAAGGTCGAGTTCTGGGGCGACCCACGCGGCGGAGACGGAAACCAAACCAACGAAACCACCGCCTACGACATCTTCGAGGCGCACGGCATGACGGTCAACCAAGCCACCACCGACAACAGCCCCGAAATGCGCCGATCAACCGTCGAGTCAGTCCTCGGCCGCCGAAATGGGTTCCTGATTTCCCCAAACTGCGTCGTCACAAAGGTCGGCTTCTCTGGCGGATACCATTACCCCAAGATCAAGGGCCGCCCTGGCATGTTCATGCCGCGCCCGCTGAAAAACCGCTACTCGCATATCGTTGAATCAGTGGAAAACGCACTTCTCGGAGGCGGTGAAGGCGATTCCCTGATCGCCAGCCCTGATCGCATGAAGGCAAAACCATCCCCGGCAGTGCGCCACCGCTTCAAGTTTCGCAGGTCAGCATGAACGCAGTCGAATGGTATTTCGGCTTCCACAAGCCCTACCTGAGTAGTTATCGTGGATGGTTCGGCCATGTGGAAGCTTGGGGCTATACCGCTGATAACACATGGTTTTTTATAGACCCTTGGCTTGACAGAACGCGCTTCTTCATCACACACCACCATGACGACGTGATCGACATGCTCGCGGTGCGCTTCAACTCATGCGAGACCGTCCTGAAATACAGGCCAGATGGCTCAAGCCTGTCGTTCCCAATCCATCCGACAATGAACTGCGCCACTACCTGCGGGCACTTCGTCGGCTTGCGTGCATTCACCCCTTCCGGTCTTCGCCGCAAGTTGCTGGCGCATGGCGCGGAGGTGATACATGGGCAAGCCCAAGGAAGATCCAGAGGACAAGAAGGCACGGCTGCGTGAGCGCAGACTGAGCCAACTCGAACGGCAGGACGCAACCCAGAACAACGCCGCTGGCCTGACAAGCGACCTGAGCGCTGTCTATGGGCTGCGCGGCATTTCCATGTTCGGGAAGAAGTGACGTAATGGCCGAACGCAAGCCGACAAAAGCCTTCTCAACGCGCTATGCCGCCGCGAAGAAATACCGCGATGCAGCACGCCCGTTCATCGAAGAAATCCAATCCTATACCTGCCCTGGCGGAGAGCACGAGTTTTCCCAGACGCCGGGCAGCACCAACCTTCACGACACCGAGCGGTATGTCTCGATTGGCGAAGAATTGGCAACGGACCTCGCTGGCGACCTCGTGACCTATTACACCCCCGCAGAATCGCGGTGGGCGTCCTACGCTGTCACGATCCCGATCCCAGAAGACCAAAAAGACGACGTTCTGAAACTGGTGCAGGACCGCGAAGATACCCTGTTCGAGTTGATCCAATCCTCGAATTACAACGATATTTCGCCGCAATGGGGCTTCGAGACCGCAACGCACGGAACGCCCGCAATCTGGGTGCAGGCAGCGCACATCACGCAGCCCGTCTATTGCGAAGTCATACCGCCGCATCAGCTTCTTATCACGCCCGGCCACCTCGGCATTCTCGATCGCTTCCGTGAGGCGCCCGTCCTGTCTGAAACCCTGCCCGCTATGTTTGAAGGGTGGGAGGTTGAGCTTTCAGACCAGAAGATTCAGAAGAAAATCAAGGAAGTCGGTTCATACTCGACCGTGTGTTGGGGCTTCTGGCTCGATTGGGCAGACCCCGGCAACCCGCTCTGGCGCTGCGAAATCACCGTTGACCAAATCCGCGTCACGCCTGAAACGCCCCTGACCCTCGGTCCTATCGCTGGCTCTTGCCCGCTGCTTGTCGGCCGCTTCAACCCGAAGCCCGGCAAACCGTGGGGCCGCGGGCCCGGCTGGAAGGCACTGCCAGACTTCCGCGTGCTGGACGTAATGAGCGAGACCACCCTGAGCGGCCTCGATCAGTCGATCCGCAACACCCTGATCTATCCGAATGACGGCGTGCTGGACCTGTCGGAAGGGCTTGAGGCTGGCCGCGCCTATCCTGCTGGACGAAACTTCGACGCGCGCCAGATCGCCAACCTCTCGCGCAGCGTGAACGTCGATCAAGGCTGGTTCTCGGAAGACCGCGCCAAGGAAAGCCTGCGCGCCGCATTCTACCAAGACGGGCCGCGCCAGCGTGGCGAAACGCCCCCGACCGCAGCACAGTGGATTGACGAACGCCGCCGCGTTCAACAGCGCCTTGGAAAACCGTCCGCGCCGATTTGGAGCGAACTGCTTTACCCGCTCGTGCAGCGTTTCGAGTTTCTTGCCGTCGAACTCGGCATGATGCCAGACGCCATTACCCACGATGGCCGCAAAATCAGCGTCCTGCCTATCTCGCCGCTTCAAAAGGCGCAGAACCAAGACAAGGTGATGGTCACGCGCTCGAACCTGGAACTGGCATTCGGAGTGTTCCAGAACGAGACGGCAAACATCATCGACCCGGTGGAGACCTTCAAGAAGATCGTCACCGCCTCTGGCGATGAACTGACCGTCGTGCGCGACAAGCAACAGGAACCGCAGAATGCTGCCCAACCGCCTGTCTGAGCCCGGCCCGCTTCTTACCTATCTGCAATGGCTTCGCGTGCATGATCCGAAGCTGGAAGAACGCGCGCACCTCGCAGTCCGCGCCGCACTCAGAACGCCTGATGGTTCTATGCTGCTGGATTTGCTGGAAAAATCCACAGTCCACGCGCACCAAGACATTCTTTCCGATGTCCGTGCATTAGAGGCACGCAATGCTCAGTGTTTCATCGCCCTCGATCTTAGGAGGATCTTGAGCGATGAACGTGAACAAGTTTTGGAACAACAGACTGCTTCGAGCGCCGGAAGGCGAAACAGGGTCGGCCGCAGCGCCTGAACCCGATCAAGCGCCGGATCAGAACGCCGCGCCGCAGGAACCCGATTTTTCCTTCATTCCAGAGGAATACCGTCCTGACGGCAAGCCGGATTTCACAAAGTTTTCAACGCACTACCAAGAAGTGATTGCGCGCGATTCTGCCAACGCAGAGCGCGCCGCTCTAATTCCCGAAGATGGCGACTACGGCTTTACCGCCGATGGTGTCGATTTTGGGGAACTGGACTTGCCCGAAGGCTTTGGCGTCAATCTTGCGACCGACGATCCGGCCATGCAGCCGCTCTACGCGGAAATGGGCGCAATGCTGAAAGAACTCGGCGTTCCGAAAGAGGCAGGTTCCAAGGTCGGGCATCTGATTGCCAAATACGAGGCGACGAAATACTCGCAGGCATTCGCGGCACAGAAGGCCGAAATGGCATCGCTTGGCACGCCAGCGCAGCAAAACGCGCGCATCGGTGATGTCAGCCGCAAACTGGAATCCATGCTTCCCACGGAACAGGTCAAGGCCGTGAAGGCGCTGACCACAAGCGCAGCCGGGATCAGGGCGCTCGAAAAGCTCCTGCAACCCCGCAACCTGCAAAGCCCCCCCGCCCAGCCGCCGTCCGTCAACCTCGAAGGTATGACCCCGACCCAACGGCTGGAATACGCCAACAGCCAGACAAAGACCTGACAGGATAAGGATTCCAGAAAATGGCAGCTCAAAACCTTCTCGAATACGCAAAGGGTGTCGAAGACCCCAAATCGCGTGCGATCATCGAACTATTCCCGGAAGCCGTTGACTTCATGGGCGTTCTGCCCATGGTCCCTGCACCGGGCGGCGCATACCGCTACCAAGAAGAAGGCGCTCTGCCTGACAACGTAGCGTTCCGTGCGATCAACGAAGCCCCCACGGCGGGCCACGGCGTGCTCAACGACAAGATGGAACAGACGTTCCCCCTTGCCGGAAATCTCGACGTTGACCGCACGCTGATTCGTCGTCACGGCATGGAACGCCGCACCCGCGACGAAAAGATGCAGATCAAGGCGAAGGCCAAAAAATGGGCCGATACCTTCGTTACCGGCGACAACCTCTCGGACCCGCGCGAGTTTACGGGCCTGAAAACCCGCCTCAAATCGGTCGGTGGCTCCGTTGACGGCAGCAATTACAAGAGCCGCATCCTTGCCAACGCCTCTGGCTCTGGCGGCGGCGCACTGTCGCTGGCGCAACTCGACCGCGCGATTGGCCTTGTCGAAAGCCCGAACGCGATCCTTATGCCGAAAGCACTCAAGGACCGCTTCGCCGCCGCACAGCGCGACACCTCCATCGGTGGCTTCATCACGCTCGACAAGGACGAAATGGGCCGTCCTGTGATGCGCTACGGCCAACTGGCGATCTACACCGGCTACGGCGTCACAAACTTTGGCGAGTTTCTGCCGTTCAATGAAGTGGCCTCGGGTGGCGGTTCTGCCGTGACCAGCTCCATCTACATCGTCAACTTCTCTGCCGAAGGGCTCTGCGGCCTGGAAGTGAAGCCGATGGAAGTGACGGATATGGGACTCGTCAATGATGGGATCACCTACCGCACCAACATCGAACATGATGTCGGTATGGCGATTATGTCCGGTTTTGCCGCGCTGCGCCTGTCGTCCATCACCAACGCCGCCATCGTGAAATAAGGAGACCCTTGAAATGTATGGCAAGACTTTCGCAATCGACGCGACGACCGGCCTTATCAAGCGCGAGCTTGGGCTGGCGGCGCTCACCGCAACCGCCTATGTCGGCACCCAATGGAACCAAGGCGCCGCCGCCGTTACGGATGGTGTCTGCGTAATCAACGTCGAAGCAATCAGCGACTCGACCGACGAGGTTTACACCTTCCGCGTCGTCGGATCGAACGTGGCTGACCGCTCCGATGGGCAAGTGCTCGCAATGGCGCAACTCGGCAAGGCATCTACGATCACGATTGAAACCGTAAACGGTGCCGCAGGCCAACGTCTTGAAATCCCGTTCCGCACTCAAAAGGACGAAACGGCTTTCCGGTATGTTGACCTGCATCTGACCGCTGCCGGAACGTCCAAGTCGATCACCTTTGGCGCCTATTTCTCGAAAGAGGTGTGCTGATGGTCAAGATGGTGACAATGGAGGTCAACCCGGCCTTCAAGGCAACGTCGAAATACGACGCTGCGGTGTTTGAAACCGTGAAGGCGGACTTCGCCAAGCGCGCTCCCGATCAGGTGCGGGCATCCTATGTCACCGCGATCGAGAACGTGCGCCGCTCTGGCGGGATGCTCCGCATCGCGACTGAGGAAACGCTCGTTACGCCAATGGCAACGCGGGCTTTGGAAGACATGGACATTGACGAGTTGAAGCTCGCCGCTGTCACGTCTGGCGTCAAACCGGCAAAGGGCATGACGAAAGCCGATGTTATCTCTGCGATCCGCGCGAAAATGGCAGAGTTCGAGATCGAGNAATAAGGCGCCCGATTGCAATCCTCCCAAGGACGGCGCCCTTGAAAGGGCCGGGGTTCGCCTCGGCCCTTTCGCATGTGCATTTTGACGCGGCGCTGCGGAAGCCAGTATCCGGCGCATGGCAACACAATTTTCAATGATCCAGATCATGAACGCGGCCCTTGTCTCGCAGGGTTCTGACCCCATTGCGGAAAACGACGGGTCAAACGAGTTTGCGCTTCTGTCGCGCAACTGGCCTCTGATCGTGGAGTCCGAGCTTGAAGACGGGGCATATGCCTTTTCCAAGCGTGAAGATCACCTCCTGACGCGCTCTGACGGCGAATACGGCTATGACGACGCCTATGCGGTGCCTCTGGACGCCCTGCATGTGCGCCGCGTGTGGACGCTATCTACAGACAGCGTAAGGGTTTTCCCTGATTGGGTGCAGGACGGGTCGCGCGTCCATGTGAACGCTGACGCGGGTATCTATGTCGAGCTTGCCATCGTGTCTGGTGAAGACCTGTGGAGCGCAAACTTCTGCCGGGGCGTCCAGTGCCAGCTTGAAGCGGTCATTCTTCGCGCGATCAAGGAAGAACCAGTTGAGGCGCGCGATATGGAAGTCATGGCGCTGGAATACTTCGACCGGGCGCGGACCAATTCATCGAAATCGCGGAGCGCACAAGACCCGTTCAAGCCGGGTCGCTTCGCCGCCGCGAGGTTCTTCCGTGGCTAGGGTCAAGCGCGCAATACCGCAACGGGACTTCTCTCTGGGCGAAATCCGCAAGGACTTCATCGAGGCAAAAGACCTTGAATTGCGCGGTGCCGCCCTTCGCACCGCCATGAACATGCGCGTGCTCGCGCCGCGGGTAATGTCGTCGCGGCCCGGAACCTTCATGAAGCGGACCCTCGGAACGGCTGACGACGTGATCGAGATTCGCCCTGCAACGGACCTCGTGTTCGGCTTGGTCCTGAACGACACGTCGCTTCAAATCATCGACAGTTCCGCCCGCGTGGTTCACACCGAGGCGGTTGTTCCGTGGACCGATGCGAGCGGGATCTGGGTCGAGCCATTCCGTGAGAAGACCTATATCGGCTCCGGGTCGTTTTTCTACCAACTGACCTATAGCGACGGGACATGGACATTCGAGCCAACCGTTTTCGATGATGGGCTGTCCGGTTCTCTCGCGCAGCCTTATTGGGCCTATGAAAAGAACATCACGGTTCAGCCTTCCGCGACAACAGGAACGGTAACTCTCACCGCGTCGTCAAGCATCTGGACTGCCGATTATGTCGGACTCCGCGTGCGATACGGGCAGCGCGAGATACTTGTTACGGAATACATCGGGCCAACGACGATCCGCGGCACGGTCGTCTCTGCGCTTCCTCCGTCATTCGACATCACCGTGACCAGCGGCAGTTCCTTCACGGTTGGCGATGCGGTCGTAGGTGCCGATACCAACTTCCAAGGGCTGATTATCGCCAAAGCCGGAAATAAGCTCTCTGTCGTGACGGTCGATTTCTTCGACGGGCCCGATGTTGGTGAAGACCTCTCAAGCCCAAACGGCACGTCGGCAGTCACGGTGAAAACGAGCATATCGCCGCTTGCATCGCCGGTTTACGACGAACCCCTGATGTCGCCTGTCCGTGGCTACGCAAGGGCGGCAACGTCTGCATCCGGCCGCATGATCCTGATCGACTTCATCGGCGCGCCTTCCGTGATCTGCCTTGGATCATCTCGCTCCGAGTCTGATTTCACGGTCGGCGCGAATGACGATGATGCAATCGTGCGCGAGGTTGGAGACAACGCGCCGCGCTTCCTGCACGCAGTCAACGCGGGCGATGTGCTCCTGTTCTCTGACAAGGGGTGCTACTACATTCCCATTCGTGACGGCAGCATCCTGACGCCATCTACATTCAATGCGGTGCTGTTTGACAAGCGCGCCTCCAATAACGTGCGCCCCGTCCAAGTGGCCGATGGTGTCGTCTTCGTTGAGGCATCCGGGGAAACCATTAGCGCGGCGCTTCTGGACGGGAATATCTACCTCAAGTGGTCCGTCCGTCAGCTTTCAATTTTCCACAACCACCTTATCAAGACCCCGAAAAAACTCTGCGGGCAGTCGCTCTATTCGACATCGGCAGAGAAATATCTGTTTGTTGTCAATGGTGACGGCACACTTGCGGCAGTCTCGTGGGTGGAAGACTTCGGGAATGAGAAGATCGGTTTCGTTCCGTGGAGCACAAACGGAAGCTATGTGAACGTCGCCCCGGTTTTCGGCGGGTATTGGGCAATCGTTGACCGCACCATCGACGGAAGCACGGTTCGATTCCTCGAGCAGTTTGACAACGACGCAATGCTGGACTGCGCCGTCACCGCGAGCACGCAGTCGTCAACAGAGTTTCTTTCGGTGAACGGCGACACGCTCGATGTGAACGGCACATCGCTGATCGTGCAGGAGCCAACTGCCGTCCACCTTGGAGGGGAGACTGTGAGCCTATGGGCGCAGGATTGGTATGCTGGCGATGTCACGCTGGCCTCTGATGGAACTATCATTGATGAACCCGTCATTTCCGGCGATCGGCAGATCGGTTTTGACTTTGATGCAAGCATGATGCCTTGGGCGGTTGAGGTTCTTGAGGTTCCGCGTGCAGGCATGGTCAGGGCTCGCCTGATCCGCGTGAAAATCTCTGTCATGAACACCGTTTCTTTCCAGTGCCGCACAAACGGCACCACGCGCACCGTCGAAGCCTACAGCTTTGGCGATGATCTATCAGAACCGCCGCCGCGCAAGACCGGAGACTACCGCTTTTCCGTGTTCGGAAACCGCGACCATCCCGAGGTCGAGGTTATCAAGCATATCCCCGGCCCCTTCACCGTGACGGCTATTACTCAGGAGATGCAGGCATAATGGCTGATCCAGTTTCTTGGGCATTGATTGCCTCCGCAGGCTCCGCCGCCTTTTCGGGCATTTCCGGCTACATGGCCGCGCAGGGAGAAAAACAGCAGGCGGAAATCAACAGCTACATCGGCAAGACGCGGGCTATCCAGACCGATGTGACAGCGCGCTCTGGCATGGAAAGCGAGCTTGGCAACATTCGATCCACGCTGGCCGCAAACCAACAGCGCCCCGGCGTCGGGACATATGAGGTGTTGAGCCAACTGCGCAGCGTCAGAAGCCGCGACCGCCGTGTGGAGTTTGGGAACCGGATGCAGGAGTCCGCAGACTGGCGGCTTGCCGGAAAGAACGCTGCGCAGAAGGGCACGATGTCGCTTCTTGGCGGAGTCATCAAGGCCGCGCCGTCGATGTTCGACCTCTACGAATACAACAACAAGGGATAGGCAAATGGCGGAAATCCGCAAGATCGTCTCGTCAGGCCAAATCTCGCAGTTTCGACAGGTCGCCCCGGAAGCCGGTGGCGCCTTTCGTCTTTTGGCGCTGGCCGCTGATGAAGCCTACAAGCGTTTCGAGCCTGCTGCGATCAAGCAGATGGAAGAAAAGGGCGCTGAACTCGGTCACGAAATGGCGCGCGGGCAGATCGGATCGCCCACGGCAACTGGCCTGAACCCACGCTTTTCAACGGCAATCGACACCATGTTTGCCGCAGCGCCGCCTGAAATCCGCAGCGGGCTTGGTATTGGTTCAGGATTCCGCTCCGTTGCAGAGCAGCAAGTCCTCTACGATCAGGCAATGGCGACCTACGGCAGTAATACCGTTCCAGGGCATCAAGTAGCAGCTCCGGGCCATTCGCAGCACAATTTCGGAATGGCGGTCGATCTGAGTTTCGGATCGCCAGAGGCGCGGGCATGGGCGCACGAAAATGCGCCACGCTTCGGGATGCACTTCCCGGTTCCCGGCGAGGATTGGCATGTTGAACTGGTTGACGGGCGCACCGTGCAACCGCCAGCCGCAATGGTGCGCACCTCGACGGGTGATCTGGAAGGAAGGCTCTACTCGCCAATGGCAGGGCCAATCTTGCAGGCGCACAACGTCGCGGCAGGGGTGGCCTATCAGTCTGACGTGATGCTTTCCGGCATGGCTGAAATGATGGCTATCGGTGAGCGGTTCATCAATAACCCGGCAGGCTTTCAAGAGGCGGCTCGCGGCTACATTGACACGCTTGTTGCCAATGCTCCTGCTGAGTTTCGCGGCGATATTCGCGCATCGCTAGAGACGGAAATGCAGCGCCGGTATCTCGGGGTGCTGGAAGATCAACAGCGCGAAGTGCGGCAGCGGGCAGCGAACTCGTCGTCAGCTCTTGCTAAAAGGTGGCAGCAAACCTATGCGGAGGCCATTGCCGCTGGCAGCGTCGAGGAAGCTGCGAGCGCATGGGAACAACTCAACAGCATACTTTCTGCGAGAGAGCGGCTTCCCGGCATCGCGTGGACCCCTGAGCAAAGTATGAACTTCATCGCTGATGGCGAGCGCATGGGCGCTGAAATGATCCAGCGCAACACCAATGCGCAGGTAGGGTCTTGGAAGAAATCTCTGGCGCTGATTGGCACGGCGGCGATGGACGGGCTTGCCGCTGGCGACGAGTCTATCCTGAATGACGAATCCGTGAGGGCCGCACTTCCAGAAGAATGGGCCGCTGCCGCAGCAAAAGTGGAGTTCCGCGAGGCACTTCCTAGTTTCTCAGCACTTCCGCCCGCAGAACAACGGGCAGCGGTTGACGCGCTACGCGAAGACCCTGTTTTCCAGACTGCGCAGATCGACATCATCGGTGCCGCAGATGCAGCGGCGAAGGCCAGTCAGGCAGCATGGGACAAAGACCCAATCGCGCAGGCCGAAAGGGTGCTGCCGAACAAGCCCCCCCAGATTTCGACAAGTGGAGACCCAGAAGACATTGCGGCGTCTATGGCGGCGCGCGTTGCCTACGGACAGGCGCTAGTGGCACAGGGCTTCACCACCACGCCCGCCTACCTGTCAGACGCAGAGGCAGAGACGCTTGGGGCGCTGATGGGCAAGGCCAGCCCGCCAGATGTTCGTGCCAGCTTGGCGGCCGCAATCGTGGCCGGGGCAGGGTCCAACGCCGCAGGGATACTCCAAGAGGCGAAGATTGACGACCCGGTGACGAAACTCGGCGGGATGCTCGCAGCGCGCGGCGGCAATGCGGCGGTGCTGATGCAGGCATACCAAGGCCAAGCCATGATTGACGAGGGGCTTGTGCAAGCGCCCACGGCGGCGACTCGCGTTGCCGGGGTATCGAGTGACATTGCCACCGCCCTTGACGCTGCGCGCGTCCCTATGGTGGCGCAGGGCGACCTTCTCAAGTTTGCCGTTGCGATCTACGCTTCGCAGGCGCGGAGCATCGACCCGACTGATGATGAAGCGGTCAAAGAGTTGTTGGCGCAATCCATCAACACCGCGCTCGGGCAGTCCACAAACCGCCGCGGCGACACGGTTGGCGGCGTGCAGGACATCAACGGAGCCCCGACGCTGCTTCCGCTCGATATGTCTGGAAAGGACGTAACGGCAAGCCTTACCGCTGCGTTCACCGCGCCCGTTGTTGATACCGGCGTAAAGAGCGCGTTTGAGGCATTCGCCTCGATGTTCGGCGGCGCAGATACAGAATTGAATGAGGCCATGTGGGACGCCGCGTCGATACCGCGCGGCGAAAACCCGGACGGCATAAAACTGTCCAACCTGCCGATGCTTGGCGGAATACCTCTTGAGCGATCAGCCTTTGACCGCGGGCATGTGAGCATCGCGCCGATCTCGGGAAACTTCTACCGCATGTCAGTGAACGGCGCTGACGTGCGCGATTCGAACGGCGACGTGTTCATCTTCGACCTCCCGAAACTTGTTGCGGCGATGCCATGACCTATATGCTCGAAGACCTTGCGACTGCTCCGCGCATGAAATCATCGACGCCCGACATTCAGGTGCCGGGCATGTTCGACGGGATTTCCGCCGCCACCAGCGCGATGATGCGAAACACCAACGCGAACATGCAGCGCCAGCGGCAGGTCGTGTCGGAGCGCGGCAACGTCGCAGAGGAAGCCGCGCGCCGCATCGGCGTTGAAGCCCTGAACGAGTGGTATCAGCAAAACGACGCTGGCTATGACTATGCGCGCCCGGCGCCAGAGTCCGTTGACGACTTCCTTTCGATGCACGGCAACCAATTCGATGTCGACATTCTCGACATGGCCCGCGCCGCCGCCGCCCAAGACCCTACCGCTTGGGATGGTGTTGACCTCAGTGACGAAGGGATCGAGGCGCGCGTGACGCAAGACAGGATGCGCATGGCAGCGGCAGAGCAAGAGCTTCTATCCATGCTTTCCCCCGGACAGCGGACGGTCGCGGAACTCGCAGGCGGCATGGCAGGGATTATGGCTGACGCCAGAAACCTGCCCTTCCTTATGGCGGGCGGTGGTGGTTCTGTTCTGAGCGTCATGGGCCGCGAGGTGGCGCTCAACGTCGCGGCAGAGGCAGTCACCATGCCGTCGCAGTTTGAGGTGGCGAAAGAGTTGGGCCAGCCCGACCCGAACGTGGCGCAACAACTTGCCTTTGCGGCGGGCGCAGGCGCGGTGTTTGGCGGTGTGGCAGCGGCGGGCTCGCGGGCAATCCAGTATGTGAAACTGCGCAACACGGTCAGGGCGTTTGACGGCTACAGCCAAGACGTTTCAGAACTGATGGTCGATGTCGCGGAAATGGCGATGCGCAACGGCACCGATCCATTCGAGGCAGTGCGAGCTGTAGCGCGCCCAAAGGAACCGCCGTTTCTATTGAAAAACCCGATCAATCCGAACCGTCCACCTCTGGACGTGACGACGCGGGAAATGACCCCGGCAGCGCATGACGTTGCCATGCCGACGAACCGCGTTGTGGCGCTGGCAGATCAAGCGATAGAGGATGCTTCCTCTCGCACTCTGGACGACGCCATTGCGCAGACTGAGGAATCCATCACATCGCTGCGCGAAACTGACGGGACGCGGAAGCGGCCATTCCTGAACATGCTCGCTCGGGGGCATCTGCCGACAAAGGCAAACCCGCTTGGCGGCGAGAGTTTGCAGATCAAGCCCGGCAGCCCCGCCGCCGAGGAACTGAACGCCCGCGGCATCACGGAAAAATCCTATCCCGGCCTGTTTTCCAAGAACGGGCGCACCGATCTGGATACGCTCGTCGCGCGGGACTTGGAGGAATCGTTCCCCGGCATCCTTGAGGCCACAGGCACGCCGGAATCCGCCCGCTTTGGAGAGGGCGAGTATGGGCCATACCTCAACCCGGAAGGCGTCTATGACCTGATTGCGCGCGAAATGAGCGGCGATACCTCATGGGTCAGGACGCGCGCCGACGTGCAGGCTGCGGAGCGCCAGCTTGACGATCTGATCCGGCAGCGCGACGACCCCGCCTATCGGGCGCAGGTCGAGGCCGAAAGCGCAGCATCGCGCGCCACGACGGACTTCGACGGGCTTGTTATCTCGCAGCGCGACTTCGACCTTGCTGAAATGGCCGGGCTGAGCGTCGATGAGTGGTTGCCAGAGCGGTTGGATGCGCACTTTGAAAAGCGCGGTTGGGCTGATATTCTGACCCGCACCGAGAAAGACGAGATTTATGCCCTGATTTCCAAGAAGGGTGGCGACGTTGACGTAGCGGCCGAGACACTTCTTGAGCGCGAAGCAGAATATGTGAGCCTACCGGCAGAAAGGGCGGCAGACTATGAGCGATGGACCCCGTTCGGAGAAGATAGCGCGGTTGAAGGCGACCTTCGAGGCAGCGCAGGACGACTCCCAGAAGACCCCTTCGCAGCGCGCGACGGCGAAGCGGATGCTGGCCGTTCTCAAGACTATGCCACAGAGGCCACAGGAGCCGGTCAGCAAGCCCTAGTCCCAGGCGTTGCGCCAATAGGGGTGCTGGATCGCATCGTCGCCGCCAGTGACGCTCCTATGCGCTCTACGGCGGCACAGCGCGCGGCAGACGACGGGCTTTTCGACCTGAACGCCCGCGATCAGATGGATTGGCTTTCCGATCCGGTGTCGAAAGAGGCGGTCGCGGTAAACCAAACCATCGCCAATGACCTGCGCACGAGCATCGAAAGGGACGGCGATGCGCTGATCGACATAGGCGACGGTCTTGGCGAGCGAAGCATGGCTTCCATCCTTGATGAACTTGACGCGGAAGACGAGTTTGCGGCTATCGCAGAACTCTGCGGGAGGGCGAAATGAGCTTTTCGGATTGCATTCAGACTGCGGTTGACGCCGGGGAAGCGAAGAAAGCCCTTGGCGAAAAGGCGCAGAAGGATTGGCGCGACCGGTCAGACACATATGAGCGTCAGGGGCACCCGCGCCATGTGGCGGAATACTTGGCCGCCGAAGACGTGAAGGCATCGCTCAAGCGGGAAGCTGGCGCGAAACGCCACGTCTATACCGCGAAAATGGCGAACATTCGCAAGCAGATGGCGGAAGTCGCGGCGACCAAGAAGCCGGAAACCGACATGACGGATACCATGACGCGCCTCGATTACACGGTGCGCGGCCTGACCGATCGCTTCAACGGCAGGCTTGGGCGTGTACTGAAAGAGCACCACCCTGATCTGCTTGGCCGCCTCACCAGCCCAGAGCAATACGGTGACGTGCTGCGCGAGCTGCACGGCGAGGCGACGGGCAATGCAGTGGCGCGCGACTTTTCCATCGCAATTCGGGACGCCTTGGAAGACATGCGCATCCTCGCCAATGAGGCAGGCGCGATCATCGGCAAGCTGGACGATTGGGGCCTGCCGCACTTCCACGACAGGCTTCTTGTGTCGAAGGCAGGTTTCGAGAATTGGGCGCGCGATGTGCAAAAGGCAGGCATCGACTGGACGCGCATTGAAGACCACATGACGGGCAAGCCCTTCCAAGCGAAAGACGGACAGCCCCCGTCAGAGGCTATCCGCACGCGGTTCCTGCGCGAGATTTACGACAACATCGCCTTTGGCAAGGAAAGCCGCGAGGCGGTCTATGGCCGCCCGAAAGGGACTGCGACCTATCGGCAAAACGCACAGCCGCGCGTTCTGACCTTCAAATCAGCCGACGCTTGGATGAACTATAATCGCCGCTACGGTGGCGGGACGCCGCACGCTGCACTGATGGAGCACGTCAGCGAAATGGCGCGCAACATCGCCCTGATGCGGCAATTCGGCCCAAACCCCGGCCTCGGGGCTGAATACCGGGCGCAGCTTCTTGCAAAGCGCGCCAGAGACGAAGGCAGCGAGGCGCTGGCAGAGAAAATCGCTGGGAACTCAAAGCACGCCCTTAGCATGTTGCGGATTCTATCTGGTCCGCGAGCTGCCGGTTCTGTGAAAAAGGCGATGATCGCGCGCTTCTTCTCGACCGCACGCCATGCCATGACCTCCGCATTTCTGGACAGGGCCGTGTTCGCATCGGTGTCTGACCTCAACACCATGCGCCTTGCCGCAAGCGCAATGGGCATCAACCCGGTGAACCTGCTTTCCCGCCATGTGAAGCTGATGGCAGGGGTAGGGACTGACGAACTCTTGCGGGCGGGGCATATCGCCAACACGCTTGCTGATCCGGGCGCGGCGTTCGGGCGATTCCAGCACGAGGTTCAACCGGCACCATGGGCGCGCGTTCTATCCTCAACGGCGATGCGGATTCAGGGGCTTTCGCACTGGACAGACATGGGCAAGATGGCGATGCAGTGGGAGTCCGCGGCGCTGTTCGCATCGCAAGCAGGCAAGGCGCTGAAAGACGTTGACGACCCGTTGCGCAGCCTTCTGGTGAAGCACGGCATCACAGATACCGAATGGCGGCACTTCACCAACCCTGAGCACCTGTTCAGGAGCACGGACGGCGCCACCTTTGCAGATCCGATGTATTGGGTCGAAGCAACGGACTTGCCGCGCAAGCAGGCAGAAGAAATCTTCGCCAAGATGCAGTCGTTTATCGAGCAACGCATTGAGCGCGCGGTGCCTACAAGTGACCTATGGATGCGGGCCTTTGTCGAAGGGGATTTGGAACCAGGAACAATCCTTTATGAGGCAGCGCAATCCGGCAAGATGTTCAAAAGTTTCATCATGACCTACACCGTAAATCAGATTCGGGAAATCTCTGGTCGCGGCGGCCTACTGTCTGCTGGAGGGGCTTCCTATGCCGCGAACCTTCTGGCCGGCGCAACCGTGCTTGGCGCTGTCGGGCTACAGATTGGCGACATGCTGTTGGGCCGCGATCCGCAGGACATGACGGACCCGCAGTTTTGGGCGCGGGCGATGCTAAAGGGTGGTGGCCTCGGGATTGTGGGCGATCTGGCATCAACAGGCCTTACGTCTTGGGGCGGTGGCTTTCCAACCTACATTGCGGGGCCAGTGCCGCAGGCTCTCGGTGACGTGTTCAAACTCACCGCAGGAAACGCCGTCGAGTTTGCGAAGGGCGAGAAAACGAACTTCGCCAAGGAACTTGGGCGCTTTGGCAAGCGATACACGCCGATGGGTCAGACTCCGCTGATCGGGCCCGCGATGGACCGCATGATCTGGGACCAGATGCAGTTGTTCCTCGACCCCGCGAGCGTGAGCGCCTTGGTGCAATCTACGCGCCAGCGGCAGAAGAACTACGGGCAGGGCGAGTGGTATCCGCAAGCATCCGGCACTCCGCAGCGGCTTCCGAACTTCGCAAACGCTCTCGGGCAGTAGGTTCGTGCATTGGGGCGATAGGTTCTCTCGCGCACGTTGCGCGACATGGCAACAGTCGCAAAAAACACCCGCTCCACCACCGGCACCGTCGCGTCGGCTACGCCAGGGCCTTTCAGCCTTGGCTTTCGGCTGTTCTCTGATGATGCGGTAAAGGTCTATGTCAACGGCATCGCCCGCACGGACTGGACGCTCACATCAGCCTATTCCAATGGCTACGACGACGCTGCGACCATCCTGTTTGATGTCGATCTTGCATCGGCAGACGCATGGGTGATCGAAGCTGCGCAGGTTCCGTGGCGGCAAGACGACTATGTGAACGGCGATCCGCATCTGGTGTCGAAGATCAACGCAGAACTTGCGAACCATGCGTCAATGCTTTCGGAACTTCGCAGGGACTCCGACAGATCGCTTCGGATTTTCGAGGCGAATGATCCCGTCATTGCGGTTCCCGGCACTACGGTCATTTTCGATGATGATGGCCTTCCTGCCATTGGCCCAACGACAACGGAAATATCCAACGCGCAGAGCTACTCGACCGCCGCGAGCGCCAGTGCCGCCGCTGCCGCCGCGAGCGAGGCAAATGCCAACGCAGACGCTATCGCCACCGCTGCCGACCGCGTTCAAACCGGGCTGGACGCTGCGGCGACCGCTGCTGATGTGCTTCTGACCGCCGCCGATGTGGTTTCTATTTCCGGCTCCGAGGCAGCCACGGCTGCTGACGTTGTGCTGACCCACGCCGACGCCGCCGCCACCGCCGCCGACGCCATCGCCACCGCTGCTGATCGAGTGCAAACGGGCCTCGATGCTGTTGCTACGGCGGCTGATGTTGTGACCGTGACCGGGATTTACGACAGCTTTGACGACCGCTATTTGGGCGCGAAGGCAACCGAGCCTGCGCTTGACAATGACGGCAACGCCCTGCTGACCGGGGCGCTGTATTTCAACACCGCGACCGACGATATGTGGGTTTACACCGGCGCGGCTTGGGTGGCGGCTTATGCCTCGCTTGGCGGCGCGCTGGTGCCTGCCGACATTGGCGTGACGGTGCAGGGGTATGACGCCGCGCTTGCCTCATTGGCTGGCCTAACGCTTGCCGCTGACAAGGGGCTTTACGCCACTGCCGCCGATACCCTAGCGCTGTTCACGCTGACGGCTGCGGGCCGTGCGCTGCTGGATGATGCGGACGCGGCGGCGCAGCGATTGACGCTTGGGCTTGGCACCGCTGCCGTTGTAGACGTGATCGACGAGGACAGTTTTGCCACTGACAGCCCCACGCGGCCACCGTCGCAGCAAAGCGTTAAGGCTTATGTTGCGGCGAGCATTCCAACACCCGGCATGTCGTTTATTGCAACCGCAGATTTGTCGTCAGTGGCTGTGGCGGATTTTACGCTTCCCGCAGGGTATGACGCTTATATGTTCGTTTTGCAGAATGTCCTACCAGCAACGAACACGGTCACGCTCGCCGCGCGGGTTAGCACAGATGGCGGATCAACATTCAAATCCGACTCGAATTATATCGCTTGGAATGGCTCCGCATATGTCGCGGCGACGATGGCTAATATATTAACAGGAGTCGGCAACGGAGCAGGGTATGGAGTTTCTGGTGAGGTGCTTTTACCCGGACCGGGCCGCTCAAGTCAGACTAACATTATCGTTAATGTGGCAGGGTTAGGCAGCGGGGCTGGTTCGGTATACCCAGCGACTTATGGTGTAGCATCCGCAGTTAACGCGATCAGGTTCCTATTTTCTTCCGGCAACCTCGCAAGCGGAACAATCACCCTTTATGGAATGGCGAACGCATGATGGACAAGATTGTAAACGGCCAGCGCGTTGAGATGACGGAAGCCGAGGTTGCGGAGTTTGAAGCGTCCCGCGCGGTTGACCCCGCCGAAGTCCTTGCCGCATGGCGCGCTACCGCAACTATCAGCTTCCCGCAATTGCTGATCGGCCTCGTGGCTGAGGGCTGGATCACCGAGGCGGAAGGGCTGGCATGGAACGCAAAGGTTCTGCCCGCTGCCGTTACTGCGGTAATCGCGTCCTTGCCGCAGGGGATGCAATTCGCGGCCACAACGCGCGCGCTCAATCCCTCGATCGTAGAACGCAGCAACCCGCTGGTTTCGGCAATCGGCGCTGCGGCATCCAAATCAGAAGCCGACCTTGATCTTTTCTTCCAAACATATGCCGCCGTTTGAGGCGCAAACAAGGAGCCTGACCAATGGCACGACACGCGAATGTAACGGTCCCTGCGGCGACGATCACGCAACTGACTGCCGATGATGCAACGATTGTGACGGTGCAAAACCTGTCCGTTGGCGACGAGGTGCTGCTGTTTGCAACCGCCGACGCGACCGCACCAAGCGACTTCACCGAGGGCTTTCGGCTGCTGCCGGGCATGATGATTGCGGGGCTTTACATGTCAGAGCTGTTCCCCGGAATCGCAGCGGTGCGACTTTGGGCCTATGCGCCGTATCGCGGCGTGACGGTGCGGATCAGCCACGACTGAGGGGGCGACCATGCAGTTCATCCGGCATCCGCAAAACCTAATCACGCCGCGCTTCTCGCCCCGTCGCCTATTCCGCAGCGGCGAGGCCGGTGTGTGGTTCGACCCGTCCGACCTGTCCACGCTGTTTCAGGACGCGGCGGGCACCACGCCTGTCACGGCAGCGGGGCAGCCTGTCGGGCTGATACTGGACAAGTCTGGCAACGCCAGCAACGCGTCGCAGGGCACCGCAGCCGCGCGCCCGACCTATCAGATCGACGCGGGCGGCAGGCCATACCTCGCATTCGACGGCGTGGACGACTTCATGGTCACGCCCACCATCACGCCGGGAACGGACAAGGTGCAGGTGTTCGCTGGGGTAAGGAAGCTGAGCGATGCGGTGGCTATGCTGTTAGAACTTAGCGCCAACGCTGCAAATAATGCAGGCTCTTTCTATGTTTCGGCACCCGAAGACGCAACCAACAGATACGCTTCCTACAGCCGAGGGGCTTCGGTTGTAGGGACGGGTGGGCGAGCGAATATAACGGGCGTTGGTGCAGCGCCAGATAGCGCAGTTCTGACAGGAACACATGACATTCTGGGAGACTTGTCCACTATCAGTCGCAATGGCGTGGCGGGATCAAACGGCACTGTTGATAAAGGCACAGGCAACTTTATAGCCTATCCCATGTATATCGGACGCCGTGGCGGCACATCGCTGCCCTTCAACGGCAACATCTACAGCATGATCGTTCGCTTCGGCCCAAACCTGACGGGTGCAGAAATCGCCCGCGCCGAACGCTACGTCGCCAGCAAATGCGGGGTAACGATATGATTATCACCGCAGCCTGCCCAGCGAACATGCTGGATGACGCCAACGCTCTTGCCGCTGCGCTGGCGTTCAGCGCAGATGATCTTGCCACCTTCCGGGCGCTGAACTGGCAAGACGCCGCTGGCAACCTCTACGCCGCTGCCAGCTTCGAAGCATCGCCGGAGTGGATTGCCGCAGCGCAGACCGCATTTCAGCGTCCCGCTTGGGATGCCGAATCCCAAGTTAATCTGACGGGAGCCAGCCGCGCGCAGGCCGCAATTGTGCTGTGGATCGCTGACGGGGAAACCGAACCACCTTTGGCGGCGCTAGGCAAGCTTACGGTCGTTGCGGGCTTAGACGGGCGAATAGCTTTGGCAAGCATGGGTCTGGCCGCTGTGGCGACGGCGAGCATCTAACAAAGAGGGTCGAACGGTGAAAGACGCGGGTTTAATTGATTGGCTTTTCAGCGGCCCCGGACAAATGGCTACGGCTGGCGCTGCGGGTGGATTGGTAAGGTGGATCACGTTGCGCGATAATTGGCGCGAGGGCATCCCTACAGTCGTCGTTGGCGCAATCAGCGCGGTCTATCTCGGGCCGCTGGTGGTGCCAATACTTGAGCCCGCAATCGGCAAGCTGACGCCCAATGGAAATGCTGACGGATTCTCTGCGTTCATCGTCGGCCTTGCTGGAATCGCCCTGACCGGCGCTGTGATCGACTTCTTCAAAGCGCGCCGCGCCTCTGGACTGCAAAATGGGGGCAAGGATGATGCGTAGCCAACTGCGTGAAACCTTGCGGAAAGAGGCGCGCGTTTGGCGCGCAGCCTTGGTTGTGATCGTGATTTATCTGGCGGCCGGAGCGATCCTTGCGATGCCGCTGCTTGGAGCCGTGTGATGCTTAACAACTTCAAAGGCCGTGCGAAGCAGCTTGACGATATCGACCTGCCGAAGCTCGGCGCGCTGATCGGTGTTGGTGAAGACGAAATCCACGCGGTTCTGGACGTGGAGACCGCAGGCCGCGGCTTTGATAAGCAGGGCCGTCCGGTGATGCTGTTCGAGCCACACATATTTTACCGCATGCTGGCGAAAGACCCGGCCTCGCAGGCAAAGGCCGTGTCGCAGGGACTCGCCTATCCGAAGTGGGGCGAGCGGCGATACCCGGCCGACAGCTATCCCCGGCTGTTTGCCGCCATGCAGATTTCGCGAGACGAGGCTCTGGCGTCGGCGTCTTGGGGTCTCGGGCAGATCATGGGGTTCAACGCGCACCTAGCAGGCTATGTAAGCCCAGAAGCGATGGTGACGGCATTCCTTGACGACGAAGAAGAGCACCTGCGCGCGATGGTCAACTTCATCATTCGTGCCGGGCTTGACGACGAGCTGCGCCGCCACGACTGGCGCGGGTTTGCGCGGGGCTACAACGGCTCTGGCTATGAGCGCAACGCCTACCACACGAAACTTGCGGCGGCCTATGCGAAGTGGGCGCGGATCAAAGACACGCCTTGGCCGGAGCCGCACGCATGATCGGGCTGATTTTAACGCTTCTGGCGGGCGCGCTGCTGTTACCGATCTTCTATGCTGCGGCTTGGTTCTTGCTGGCCGCGTGGGCGCTATGGGCGGGCGGGGTGCAGATGTGAGCGGGCACAATTATTCGCAGCCATTTTTTCAGCAAGACATGGACCTGTGGGGCGAGACCAAGGGCGATACAGTGCATGACAGGCCGGTAAGAAAAAGCCTCGTTCTTGATCGTAATGGCGACCCGTATGAACTTGAGCCACGGATGCGCATAGGTTTCGACCTGCGCCCTAAGCGCAAATGACCCGCCTCGCTTCATACGCGGCGATTCTAGCTGGGGTGTTCGCCTCTGGGCTATGGGTGGGAAGCGAATGGCAGATGGGGCGTCAGGCGCGCGCTGTGGAAGCGCAGGCTGCGGCAGATGCAGCCGCTAGATCGACAATCAACATCGCAGAGGCGGCGCGGCTGGCTGAAACCGCGCGACTCGGCTTTACCTTGGGCGAGGTGACGAATGAGACACTTGCTGATCCTGACGCTGGCGCTGTCTCTCTCGGGCTGCGGGACGCCCAAAGGCTCAATCGCATCAAGTGATCTGCCGCCGTCTCTGGTGGCGCGCTGTGACAAGCCGGTGGTGCTGCCTGAACGCGACCTTACACGCTCTGAGGTCACGCGCTGGTGGGCGCAGGACAGGGCGGCGCTGGTGCGGTGCGGTTCGCAGGTAGCGGGAATTGCAGGTTGAGCCGCCGACGCCGTTGGGCAATCAGGCGCGCGCGGTCTTTCGTGCATTGGGCGTGGCTCTGGCGGCGCTGATAGTCCAGCGCGAAGGAGACCACAAACATGGCGCTGACGCTCAACGACCTCCCCACGCAAGACCCCGGAAACGTCTCTGACGACGACCTGCTTCTGACGTGGGAAACAGGGGCCGGATCAAGCCCGTCGCGCAAGCTGACTGTCGGGAACCTGAAAGCCGATCTGCCACGAACAAACGGCAATGCAGACTTTGCCGACGTGACCGCTGACGACATCGCTGCAACGACCGGAACAATCAACACGCTTGAGGTTGCAACGAGCCTGACTCTTGGCGCGGTTATCACAAAGGTTCTCGCCGGGGCCTTGAGTGTGACCGCATCGACCCTTACCGCAGGGGCGACAGAGGACAAGACCGCCACGCTTACCGGCGCACTCACCACGGACGCGGTGATGTTCTCGATTTCAGGGCTTCCGGCTGGGCTAATCGTCTCGGCGTGGGTGTCAGCGGCGGATACCGTGACGTTCCGCATTTTCAACGCAACGAGCGGGTCGATCACTGGTGCCGCCTACACGGCTCGCACAGTCGCTATCAGGGCGACGTAGCGCCGGGGTATTCTGACGTGGCGAAGCGGGTGGTCATGCCCCAAGCACCGTGGCTGTCTGGTTCAATGCTGATCGCCACGCGCCACAAACATCCTGCGCGCGGGTCTGCTCTGGTCCAAAGCTATCCAGCATTGCAACTGTCCCGTCCGGGAAACGCGCGCGAGAATAGCGGTGGTTCTCTGGCGCGCGGCAGTCGCCGTCATTGGCATCTATCGAGAGCCGATCCCAATAGCGGCAACCATCACACCGCCGCCGTGACTTAAACGTGTCATTACTCATGCCACCATCACCTCCTGTATAGCGGTCTCGCCCCATTTGGCGGCGGCGGCGGTCATTCTGCGGCCTCATCTTCCGCCCGCATCTGCTGCCGCGCTGCACCGAACAAATCGAGCAGCTTGTTCGCGTAGGCGGTGCCGAATAGCTGGTTCACGGCCAGGCACATCTTGGTCATTTCGGCGTCGGTGATCCGGCGCATCGCATCGGTTACGGTCAGTTTGCCGGGGTTGATACGGATTGGATGTGTCATTCGGCTACCTCTCTCAGACATTCTTCGCACGGCGTGATGTGCTCGCAGGGCTGCACCAGTTCCGGCAGGATCCAGCACGGCATGTCGCCAACGGCTGCGCAGCGTTCGCGGCAAGCGCGCATAAGCGCCTCGGTGAAGCCTTCTGGGTTTGGGGTGTCGAACAGGCCAAGCAGTTCAGCCATCGGCGCGCACCAGAAGCCCCATGCGGTAGGCGTTAAGCACGGCTGCCACCGCTACCGCGTCGGTCATGGCATCTTCGGGGAAATCGTATCTGTCGATGAAATCAGACGCGCGAACATTGGCGGTCACGAGGTGCCAGTCTCGGGCTTCTTCATCCGCGCCGCTGTTGCCGAATGAACAAACCAGCCAATTCGCGGCGGCATCTGTGGACGCCATCACCGGCGCCATGCGCTTCGGGTCAGGCAGGTTGTCGAGTGCATCGTGCTCGGCTGCGCACATATCGCGGAACCGCTTGCCATGTCCGAAGCCGGGCGCATCAGCGATAGCCTTGGCTTGCGCGATCTTGCTGTTCTCAGCCATTGCTCACCCCCTTCGCGGCCTCGGTTGCGGCGAGGGCGGCGCGTAAATCTCTCTCAAGGTCGCCTACAACTCCGCACACGTCCATATATGTCAACTGGCACTTAGCCGCCTCCACCAGCGCCGCGATTTCCGGCAGCGCGAGGGCGGCGGATAGCGTGGGCGGTAGGTCGGCGCGGACGTATTCGACGTAACCGCTCTTGCTGTATGGCGGGTCATTCGGCACGGTGTAGCGCATAAGCGTCTCGCTGGCCCAAATCCGTCCCGGTGCGTCACTCATTTCATTGTTCCTTTCAGTGCGCGGATTTCATCGCCGGGGTTGCCTTTGCCGAGGTTGCGGAACCATACGTCAGCCACCTGTGCCGCCCGTTCCAGCGCCTCGTCTGCGATCTGCGATGCGGGCACGGCGTCAATGGCGGAGAGGATGCGGGCTTCGTGGTCGTCTTGCGCGGCGACGATGGCTGTTTCAAAATCATCTATTTCGTAGATGATGTGGGATGCATTTACGGTGCGTAATTCGGTTTTCCAAAATCCGTTTCTCTCGGTGACGCAGTAAGTCCCCGCCAGGCTCTCAGCCCACCATGTCCATGTATCGAAGTGCTGCCACACCAGCGGCTTGACGCGCACGCCCTGCGCCAGCTTCGCCTCTGCGGCTTCGGCGCGGGCGGTCAGGGCTTCGATGCGGTCGGCCATTTCTGGCACGAGGCTGCGGGATGCGGCGATAAAGCGGGCGTCTTCGTGACCGAAGCAGACGAAATCCAAACGCGTATCAATCCTGCCGTCTTGGGTATCCTGCAAAAAAGGATAGGCAATGCAAAATTCGTCTCCCCTGAAAGCATACGATTGGTCGCAACGTCTATCGCTTCTCGGAGGGTGGTGTAGCGCGAGAACACTCGACATGCCACCCATCGCTTCACGCCGCCACGGCCCATCCGTCACCCCTTCCATCGCCTCCTTGGCGCGGTCTAGCAGATCATCACTCATTCCAATTTCCCTTCGTTCATGTGGCGCATCAAGCGCGGCTGCGTCATAGACGGGCATCAGTTGCTCTCTCTCGTTTGGTTTGCGGGGGTGCCCGGTAGCAATGCACCCCCGCGCCCTGCGGGATTGCAGGGATTGCGGAAACAGCCTTTGAGAAGTATATGAAACCACCGTATTGTGGATCTGGGGGTCCCCCGTTCAAGCCGGGGAGGCGGTACCACTTTCGCCCGACGCGCCTTGAGGAGCCGGTATGCGCA